GGCTGCAATTCTGACAGGGTCATGACGACCTCCTCTTCGCTTTGGGCGGTCGGGGCGAGGCTCTGGGCCGATGAAGGCTGGGAGCTCGCCCGAACCCGAAGATGGGTCTGGTCAGGTCGTCATCTGGACAGGGGGCGCTGTCCGAGATCTTTCTGGGGCTTCAAGCGGGCCGATTGAAACTTTAGAGCCGCCAAGCCATTGAGGGGTATGGGTAATATATAATCATTCAATTATTATTATTATTATAAGGGGATACCTCTCTTCTTATAAAAACGCGCGCGTACGCGAGGTATATATAGGGCTCTCCTTGAAAGATTGAATGATCTCCTGTTTCTCAATTTACAGCTTCTAATCATGCACTTGCATGGCGCAAAGTTGCATTTGATGGATTGGTCGCCTTTGAAGGACCTGGCGAACATGGTGTGGATCATGGTTTCCCGGCCTCCCGCAATTCAACTTTACGTCCGCTAGCGTCTCGCCATCCACCGGACCAGCGGGCCAGCCGATAGACCATAGCCTGCCGCGTCGCCGAGCCACGCATGCCAGTGGTAATGTCCCCGCTCTCGATCAGCGTCTGGATGATATCGTCGCGGTCCCGGGATTTCAGCCACTGGGTCCCACGGGTTAGCTCAGACTTGGTGATCCCCTTGGCGCCTGCGGCCCGGATGACTTCGCGCAGCCGTTTGAGGTGTGCCTCGGTTTCGGTATCGGCAACATGGCGATCGACAGCTTCCATCGCGCGCTGGGCGTAATGCCGCACAAAGGCGATGGCCCAGTCAGCGTCGTCGATCGCAATGCTTGGGGCAGCCGGATCACGACCAACTGCAACGATCATGGCGAGCTTCGTGGCGATTTCCCCGATGCGTGCCAAGATGGCAGTGAACGCCGTGCCCGAGGCAGCGCGCAGTTCGCCTGTAAGCTCCTCGCTCAACGCCTTGAACCGGTCACGCGCCTCATCGGTCATTGGCACCGTGGTCAGCACCAGAGCGGTCTGCGGCCCCGAGGTGGTGCCCACCAGATTGCCGCGCTGCTGCCCGCCACCGCAGGCCAGCAATTGCAATCCGGCGATCAGGTCGGCTGGCGGCGTGCGAAGTCCGACAGCGACGTTTTCATCCGGATAGTCATCGTCGCTGGGCAGGATAAGGAACCGGGCCAGCGAGCCGTCCACCACATTGGCCCCTTGCAGCGCACCCCAGAAGTGCAGCGGGGTTGTTGTGCCGTAGACGCTCAAGCAGGGCTGGACGATATCCCGGCGCTCGTTCGTGCCATCGCGGTTGGCGTATTCCGCACCAAGGAATATCCCGCCGGCCGAGGTGTAGAGCTCGGTCATGTTGTCCAGGATCTCAGTGATATGGCGCGGGCTGCGTTTACGGTCTGCGGCAGCCGAGAGGAACATCCCGAACTCATCGATCTGGAACAGGATCGCTGGCTGGCGATGCAGGGCGGTCAACAGCCCCGCGCCGGACGCGATCTTGTTGCCACCCAGATGATTCGACAACCCGGCCTCAAAAAGCACCTCGTTAATGATCTCACGGGAATGGTTCTTGCCCGATCCGCTGTCCGCGATGCCCACGACATACAGGTTGGAGCGCAGATTGCTCTCGGTGCGGTACAGGCGGCCCATCAATGCGCCGATCGCGCATAGACTGGCCCCCAGCGAGAGCAATGGCTGCGGCCGGCGGGCTGTTGAGATCATGTATTGGGTCAGATCTCCGACAAGCCCGCCCGGTATCGTCAGCTTGAAGGTGGACTTGGTTTCAACCGGACCACCGGAAGCGTTCTCACCATCAAGGCCCGCCAGGAGGCCTGCAGCGGGATGGCTGGCACCTTTTGGCAGGCTACCATCGAGTATCAGGCAGGGATCCGGCTTCCAGCCGCGCTCCATGGCGATATGGTAGACCGTGCCTGCACCGATCCGGTCCGGGCGAAAGCTGGTCCACGCCTTTTCAGTAGCCGCGACCTCATTCTTTGATGCCTGATCAGACCAATCGGTGAAGACAACCTTGCCGGCCTCACCAAGGCTGCCCTTGATGGCCATGCCGATCCGCACCCAGCTATCATAGTCGAGGTCGTTGTTGGGGATGTGGCTCAGTGCGGAACAGATGGCCTCAAGGGTGCCGGTCTGGGCGTGGCCCGGCGCTGCCGAACCGGCGCACGAGGGCGCTGCCAGACTAGCTGGCCGAAGCTCAGGCGGGATCAGCGCCAAAGCCTCTTCGACAAAGGCGGCTGCCATGTCGGCATCAATGACCGGCAGACTTTCCAGATCGAGCTCGGCCAGACTTTCCTCCGGCCAGGTATAGGGCTTTCCGGTGTCAGGGTGGTCGGCATAGGCCACAAACTGCTGCCCCAGACACAGCACCTCGATCGGCGCGCGCCTGATCCCCCGAAACGGCACGGCGGTCCTATAAACCAGGACCCGCTTGGGCGCGCGACCGATCCGGAGCGCAGGTGTATCACCGAGCCGGTCACGGGCCAGTTGCTCGATCTTCAGCGCAAGATCAGGATCGGTAAGGATATCGATGTCGACCGCCGCCACAGCGCCCGCGACAATGCCGATGCCGCAATCCGGCCACCCTGACCAGGTTGCGACTTCGACCTCGGTGGTTGGCCTCGCAGCGTGGCGGTTCCATTCGGGATAGTCGACCCAGGCACTGCGCTGGAACCGGCCCGGCTTCTTGGTGCCTGGCGCGATGGGCAGGATAGTGTAGCCGTTGGCGATAAGGCGCGAGCCGAGCTGCTCCATGAAGGACGCTGTCATCAGAATGGGCACTCCGATATGTCAGCGGCAAGTTCGCGCAGATGGTCGCAGTAACCCGTGACCAGAAGTTCGACGAAGCCTGCCCACTCTGAATCGCTGAAGGTCACAAGGTCGGTTTTGCCGATCTGCTCGAGATAGCGCCCACCGGCTTGTCCGCCTTTCACCATGGCGGCACGTTCATTGCGGCTGGGATCGATCATGCCCAGCCTCCGGTGACAGATGTCCTGGCAGGCCCGGCTGCAAAGATATTTGCGGCTTTCGTCCCGGCGCGGGTCAGAGACGCGGTAGTGTGGGACAAACCAGCCGAAGCCACTGGGCTCACGGTGGCAGACCGAGCAGAGCCCGAGGTTGGCGTATGGCATGTGTCGAACCTGGCGTTGGTGATTTCGGTGTAGTTGCCCGACGGGCGCACGGCGATGTGGCTGGGGCGGCGCAGACGGCTGGTCAGCTGAAGCGCGGCGTTAACCGAGGTCGGAATGTGAATTCCCGGCGCACGCTCACGCCACCAGCTTTCAGCTTTGCTGCGGGCAAAGCCCGTGTGCTCCAGGCAGATCCACTCTGAGTGCCAGGCCAGGCCGCACTGGTAGGTCACTTTGAGAGACGGACGGCCGCCCGGCTTGTCATGGCGCTGGTAGGTCACATTTTGGACCTGCAACCATTCGGGGCGCCGTGGCTTTGCCGGCGAGAGGACGGCCAGTGTAGACGCCGTGGGCGCAACCTTGACCTTGCGGGCGGGGAAGATGAAGCCGCAGTCAGGGCACTCCAGAGCAGCGGCAGCAACGATGCTGTCACACTCGGGACAGACCTTGACCGGCGCATCACCATCGCCCGAACCCGGCCGTTTGGGTTTGACCAGATCAATGGGGCCGTGGCGCTTCACGTTGCCGGCAAAATCGAGAATGAGGCAGTTGTCTTTGTCTTTCGACAGCCGTGTGCCGCGTCCAGCCATCTGGACATAGAGCCCGGCGGACTTTGTCGGGCGCAGCATGGCGATGAGATCGACGGCCGGCGCGTTGAACCCGGTGGTCAGCACCCCCATTGAGGCGAGCGCACGGATCTTGCCGGCCTTGAACTCAGCGATGATGCGGTCGCGCTCGTCCTTGGGGGTCTCGCCGAAAATGGTGGCGCAACTGATCCCGCGGCGGCGGAACTCTTCGGCAACGTGGGTCGCGTGGCTGACACCCGAACAGAAAGCGAGCCACGACTTCCGGCCTTTGCCGTAGGCGATGATCTCATCGACAGCAGCGCGGGTGATTGCGTCTTTGTCGACCGCCTTTTCGAGGTCGCGGGCAATGAATTCGCCGCCGCGTGTGCCAACACCGGTCACATCGAACTTGGTGCCAGGCTGTTTCGACACCAATGGGCTGAGATAGCCATCCTCAATGAGATCCCGGACCGACACCTCGTAAGCAATGTCGCTGAACAGGGCGTTGTCTCCTTCGTGGAGCATCCCGGAATCCAAGCGAAATGGCGTAGCCGTCAGCCCGATCACCTTTAGCGTTGGGTTGATGCGCTGCATCTGGTTCAGGAAGCGGCGGTACATCGTGCTCTGCTTGCCCGGAATAAGATGGGCCTCGTCGATCAGGACGAGATCGCAGTGGCCGATTTCCGCAGGCCGGCGGTGGATCGACTGAATGCCGGCGAAGAGGATACGCGCATCAGCATCGCGGCGGCCAAGCCCTGCCGAGTAAATTCCGGCAGGCGCTTCGGGCCAAAGCCCCAGCATCTCCGCATGGTTCTGAGCGATAAGTTCGCGGACATGGGTCACGACCAGAATGCGCTGGTCCGGCCAAGCTTTGAGGACCCCGTCGATGAACGAGGCCATGACCAGGCTTTTGCCGCCAGCGGTCGGGATAACCACCAGGGGGTTACCCTTCTTGAGTTCGAAGTAGCTGTAAATCGATGCAATCGCAGACTGCTGATAAGGGCGCAGCTTAAGCATGGGCGGCCTCCTTTTGGCGGGCGTCGTTGAGCCAGTCGGAGCCGTCGGCCATGCGATAGGCGACGAAGTCCTCTCCGGCGTCGGTTACGGTTCCGGGCACGAGATCAGGGATGAAGAGATGGCGGGCACAGGCGCGGCGCTGCTCTTGCGCATCGACCATCCGGTCATGACGGGCGCAGTGCCAACCACCATCCACGGCCGTTGAATGCAGGCATGTCCGGCAATTGACGGCCGCGGCGCCGCCGGTTTGGCAGGCAGCATGGTGCGAGCACATGCGGCACTCGAACCACGTCGGATTGTCGCTGATCCGGTCCGGCGGATGCTGGGCCTCGATCGTGCGCTTGGCCTTGTCCAGCAGCCGAGTTGCCCCGTCCGGATCGACCTCGATCCTTTCGATGTGCAGCGCGTCGGTATCTTTGCAGACCGCGATGTACATAGCCCGGGTCAGACCGGTGAGGTGCATGTAGATCTGCATCTGCGCGGCGTGCTGCGGCTTGGAGGCGACGACGCCTTTGGCAACAAGGTCGGCAAAGCTCTTGAGCGAATGGGTCTTGAATTCGACAACGTGCCAGGTCTTTGGGGCTTCGAGCAGGCCCAAAGCCACGCCGTCGAGCGAGCCGCCGAAATGGCCGCCATGGGCCTCGACACGAAACTGTCGGCCGGTGTCAGGATCGACCTCGAGGACGGTGGCGCCAGTGGCACGCAAGTTCGCGACCAGCCGGTCTTCCTCGCGCTGCCCGGTCTCGAACAGGCGAAGGATCCGGCCGGGAAAGCGCGAAGCTGTGACCCAGCGAAAATCGAACCACAGGGCCCGGGCACAAGGCTTGCCGATCAGCGAAGCACCAAGATGCTCACGAAAACCGTCGCCCTGGCGGGCTTCATAGGCCGCGTAGATCGCCGTCAGGGTGGGCGTCGGCGGTGGGGGAAGCTCTGCCATTACAGCACCTCCGCTTCGCAGCGGGCACGGGCATCGGCGACCACTTCAGCCCAGACTTCAGGAGCATGGCGGGTGCGCAATATATCGATCAGCGCGTCCTTGATCCGGTTGCGGCGGTGCCAGCCGCCGCCGTCCGCGAGCAATTCTGCGCGTTCGCGGTGGAGGTGGCGCTGCGCGGTTCGGGCCCGGTGAAACCAGGTCGGATCGATCGGCTTGCCCTTTGCCTGGCGAGCCAGGTCAGCTGTGGCGATCTGAGTGCGGATCTTGGCAATTGCGTCGTCGAGGGCGATCAAACGGCGCTGTTTGTCAGGCAAAGGGGTATCGTGCACGGCCACCGGGGCCGCGATGAGCGGTTCAGTCATGGTCAGTCTTTCAGAGCCGGGGCCGCCGCGATTTCCCGCGGCAGCCCGTGGGATCAGCTGTTGCGGTTCCAGGGAGCGGCAGCCGGACTTGCCGGAGGCTGCGCGGCAGGCTGCGCTGGCTGGCGCGAAGGCGGCGCCGCAGTCTTGTCCGGGACGAGGTAACGGATCGTGTTCTTCTCCGAATACCCGTCCTTGGGCGGCTTGACGGCAACCTGGATCATCAGGGGCACCAAGTGCAGGTCCGTGCTGTCGTTGACCTGCAGCTTGCCGGTGGCGTGGCAGATGGCCGACAGTGTGCGCTGCGCGATCTCGACCGTCTGCGGGTTCGAGTTCACCAGGTTCAGCTGGTCGAAGAGCTTGCGCCCCTGATACTGACCCTCGACGATTTCGAGCATCAGCCAGAGGAACTGGCCCATGCCGTTGCGGGTGACGCGCATCTCGCTTTCGACGATCTGTGCGCGGTATTTGCCGGCCGGGAGAACATCGTAGCCGGTGGTGGGTTCGATGCCGGTCGCATCGAAGGCGGTGTCAAAACGTGCCATGGATATATCTCCGTCGGATCAGGACTGTTCGGGCTGAGGCATGGCCGCGACGAAGGCCTTCCAGTCGAGCGGAAGGGTGTCGGGCAGACCGTAGCGGTTCTTTGCGAGGAAGGCCGGACGCTCGGCGGTGTGCATGACGCGCTCACCGGAGCCGAGTGCACGGGCTACCTTTTTGTTAAAGCCAACGTCGGCCTTCGCGATGGACAGGCGGTAGTTGGCAAAAAGCACGACATCGCAGTGCTCTTGCAGCAGGGCCGCGGCCCGAGCCTGGAGCTTGATGACATAGCGGTCATAGGGCTCGTGCTCGGGGCTATCGAAGCGCTTGATGTCGGTATGCGCGATCTGGACGATGGCCATGCCGCGGTGATCGCGAAGGGCGTTGAGCTTATCGAGGTACTCGCGCCAGACGGTGAGCGCCTCAGCAAAGCCCTTGCCGAAGCCCGGGGCTTCGATCGACGCCCAGCCGTTGCGGCGGCAGGTTTCTGACCAGACAAGCGGCTCCAGCCAGTCCACGCTGTCGATGACCACAGTACGGTACTGGTGATCTTCGTTCAGCAATGCATCGAGTGCGCCAGAAACGTCGGTGTAATTGGTGGCCAGCGGGAAGTGCGGCGCCTTGAGCATGCCAAGGCCATCCTCGGTCATGATTACGACCGGGGCATCAGCGCCCGCAGCGAAGGTAGTTTTGCCGACGCCGTGGACGCCATGCATCAGTATGCGCGGCGGCCGCAGCGTGTTTGATGTCTGTAAGGATGCAAGTGAGATAGCCATCAGCTCGCACTCCTTTCCGCCGCCAGCTGCAGGCCAGCTGCGCCGGACTGGAAATCGTCCTCTGCATCGCTGACGTAGATGGCCAGCAGCGGTGTGCCGTCGGCGTGAGTGCCGGCTTCTTCAATGTGATACCGGCGCTGAAGCTTGAAGATCTCAGGCAACTCCCAACGGCGGTAGAGGCCGGGGATCCGCTTCAGAGGCTCAGCAGGGATGACGGTTGTGTCGCTCATCAACTGGGACTTCCTGTTTTTGGTTAGACGCTCGGTGCGTCCGAAATTGAAAAGCCAACGGCACACGCCAGACGGGACAACGGGTCATGAATTTTGTTCGGAATGATCACGCAGTCGCCTGATGGCGCGCTGGAACCGTTTGCGCGCTGCCGGTTCTGACAGACCAATATTCTTACCAGCCTCGGCCTGGGTGTAGCCGTCGATCACCACGCGGAGGACGAGATCTGCATCCACGCCAATCAGTTCGGTCAGCTCTGCAAGAAGTTGTTTCGGTGACACATCCGGATCGTCGAAATCGGCAATGCCACCGTGCAGGTCGGTGTCGAATTCCACCTGCTGGCCTTGGCGTTCAGATTCGCGATAGAATGCACGCCTCACGTCGCGTTCGACATTCATCAGGATGGTGGCGGCGATCCAGTTCACCTGAGTGAGGTCAAGTTCCCGGATCGATTGGGTCGCCCGCGCAAGGATTTCCGATGCAAGTTCGTCAGTGTGACCAAGGCGGCGCGCACGCGACCGCCGAAAAACACCGTCAAGGCCGGGCCAAAGCGCCAGCAGCATCAATGTGAGTGCGCAGTCGCCAGAACGCCTGTCTCCCTTGGCGGCAACAATCAAACCCGTGAGGATGACGTTCTTCTGATCCGGAGGGGCTAAGCCGCGTTGAAGATGGTCCAGCAGGGCTGTAGGGTCTGCAAACCCGGCCAGCGCCGGATGGCTAGACCTTATGGTTGAGAAGCCGCGATGGAAATTGAGGGTAGAGGACGATTGAACAAGATGTTCGTGGAATTCGTGCCACGAGGAGGACATTTGACGCCAGCCTGACGGCCGGGCGTCGAGCGCTTCCTAGTGGCCAAGTCAGGGCGTCAAGCGCCTCTCGTTTCGGGGATTTGCGATTATGGTAGGGAGCTAGGAGGCGGATTTCCTGTTGAGGGTGCCGCATCCATGGCAGTTAGCTGTCACAGGGAGGCCAACGAGATATTCGCGGTTCTTTTGAACCCGGATGTGCAGCTGGTTGCCGTTGGACATGCCGAGAAGCTTGCCACATTGGGTGCAACGCCAATCCGGCTTGCCGGTGGGGCTGTGCGAACCAGAAGATTTGTTGTTTGACCCGCCGTTGCTGGATCCGCCGTTGTCGGCGTCCGCCTGCATTGCTTTGAATGCCATGTTCGGATCAGTGCGGGCGCTCCCCGCAAAGTTCTTGTTAGGGTTGAAGTTATTCATAGACGGGGCTCCTGTTATCATGCTGCCTGTTGGCCTTGTGGGGACGAGTTGGGCCATTCGGAAAAGCGATGATGCAAATCCGATCTTGAGGTTTTGAATTTTCGATCAGTGCTTAGACGGGATCAGCTGGTGTCAGCGGACAGATCTGCGGCCTCCTCGCGCCGCTTGAAGCCCAGACCTGCTACCCTCTGGCGGGTCTGACGGGCCTGTTTGCGTGCTTCACGGAACTCGGGTTCAAGCTCGGCGAGCCTGTCCACCAAACCCTGAAGGTCATACATGTTTGACATGCGACCCTTGTGCTCGGCGTAGCGCGGGATTCGCTTAATGAGGCCTTCCTCTTCCAGATCGGTAAGGTAGCGCTGCACCTGCCGTTGGCCGATCCCCAGCCGCTGGGAGAGTTCCTGCTTGCTCGGGTAGGGCTTCCGACCGACGTCCCACCAGTGGTCAACGATCTGTATGAGGACGGCAAGCTGGGTAGGGTTCAAGTGCAAGCGGCGTTGCGCGCGAAGCAAAAGCGACGGCAGCACACAAAACCCACTATCCATGACCTTCGTGCCCCATTTCTGGCTGGCGGAGGACTTCTGGGATTTCTTCTCCGCCGTTACCTTACTATCTTGGGCTTCATCTTGATTCGGGTCAGTCATTTGCGATCTCCATGGCCCGTAGATGGCCTTAGTGGTGTCGCAACACAAGGGGCTATCCCAAGACATGTTTGTCTTCAGGCCCCAAGGCGTATTTGCCTCATACGCCGAGACGATGATGTCTCATGAAACAAGACGCATGTAACTACAACGAACGTTAAGTCGTATAAGGAAGATAAGGAGCCCTAGTCAGGAACGGCTTGGGGTGTCTTTCACTTTTTTGGTTTTCGCCTGGCGTGCCTCAACTTTGATGGGTGCATTCGCGGGGTCTGTCCCGTTCCGCGCAACCCAATGGCTTTTCCGTCTCAGAACCAGCGCCCGAATGGGTCGGGCGCCGGACGGAGGTCATTATGCAACAACCACACTCTCCGGTTTCCAACGCGGCAAGAGAATGCGCTGCTAACATTATGGTGACCGCATGAGCCGGGAAAACGGCCTCGCGCCTCATCTCATGAGCACAGAAGCCCGGCTCTCCGAGTTGGGCCGCATCGTGGCAGCAGGCGTGCTGCGCATGCGCGAACAGTCCAGTTCTATATCTGGCCACCGGGGAGATAGTTCACTCGCTATCCCGGCCACCAAGAGCGTCAGTCGTCCCCGGGCAATAGCCCGGAATGGAGGACGATGATGCAGGTTGAGGACAATAGGCAGGTGCTGGCCAGGCTGGCGGCCCTGAAGGATATGACGGTACGGGAACTGAAGGCGGAATGGGGAAAGCTGTTCAGCAGCGAGGCACCCAACAACAGCCGGCCGTTCCTGGAACAGCGGCTGGCCTACCGGATCCAGGAGCTGACCTTCGGAGGACCTTCCAAGCCAGTCAGGCAGCTGCTTGATGCACTGGCCGATGAGGTCGAGGGCAAGAAGGTCCGCAAATCGGTGATCAGCGACCCGCGCAATCCGGTGATCGGCACACGGCTGGTGCGCGAATGGGACGGCGCCGAGCACGTCATCACCGTGTTGAAGGATGGGTTTGACTGGCAGGGGCGGCGCTACAAGTCGCTGTCAGCGGTTGCCCGCGACATTACCGGCACCCGCTGGAACGGGTACCGCTTCTTCGGCCTGCGTGAGCGGAAGGACGCAGCATGACAGATGCTGCACCAAAGCGCCGCCTGCGCTGCGCCATCTACACCCGAAAATCCAGCGAGGAAGGGCTCGAGCAGGAGTTCAACTCGCTGCACGCCCAGCGCGAATCCTGCGAGGCTTATATCGCCAGTCAACGTTCCGAAGGCTGGGTGCTCGTCCGCGACCAGTACGATGACGGCGGCATCTCGGGCGGCACGCTCGCACGCCCCGGCCTGAAGCGGCTGCTCAGTGACATCGAGGCCGGGCTGGTCGACGTTGTGGTGGTCTACAAGATCGACCGCCTGTCCCGGTCGCTGATGGACTTCTCGAAGCTGGTCGAGGTGTTTGACCGGAACGACGTGACGTTCGTGTCGGTGACCCAGTCGTTCAACACCACCACCTCCATGGGCCGCCTGACGCTGAACATCCTGCTGTCGTTCGCCCAGTTCGAGCGCGAGGTCACCGGTGAACGCATCCGCGACAAGTTCGCCGCCAGCCGTGCCAAGGGCATGTGGATGGGAGGGTTCGTGCCGATGGGCTATGACGTGGTCGACCGCAAGCTGGTGATCAACGAGGCTGAGGCCCCCGCCGTGCGCGGTATCTTCCAGCGCTTTGTCGAGCTGGGATCGGCGACACTGCTGACCCGCGAACTGGTGGCAAAGGGCACCCGCAACAAGCGGGGCAAGCCTATCGACAAGGGGTTCCTCTACAAGCTGTTCCGTAACCGGCTCTATGTCGGCGAGGCGGTCCACAAAGGGACCAGCTATCCCGGCGAGCATCAGGCCATCATTACGCTTGAGCTCTGGAATCAGGTCCAATCCATACTGCAGGAAAGCCCCCGGCAGCGTGCGGCCAACACCCGCGCCAAGACCCCGGCGCTGCTGAAGGGTCTCATCTTCACCGCCAACGGCGTGGCTATGACACCGACCGCCACCAACAAGGGCAGCCGTCATTATCGCTATTACACCTCGATGGACGCCATCCGGAACCGGGCCGGTGAAGCCACCGACGGGTTTGTTCGGCTGAACGCCGGCATGGTCG